CTTACCTTCGACATATCCCATACAGGAACTTCACCCATATACAGATGTCCTATGAGCTTGCGTAGTGATCTTGCCCATCCTTCTTTGCTGTCTTGCACTTGTATGCAGGTATCAACATGATCCAGATTTTTTGGTATCTCTGGTAGCTGACTTACGTATTGTCTCTCTACAGAAAAGCCAACACCAGTGCCACACAAAAGAATATACATAGCTTCATCAAAAGCTTTTGGATCATCAACAGGAAGATAGCTACAGTTGTATCCTGCTGTGTTGTCTCTCTCCAGAGCAGAACCTGCTGTCATCAAGGCTCTCATACTAGGCATAACCTCTAGTTTAGTTATGGCATCTTTTATCTGTACAATAGGTAGATGACCTTTTACTTTCTGCGACATATAGGACACGTATCTGTCAACAGTTTCTTCCCATGTTTCTCTGCGTCCTTTTTCGTCAATCCATCTAGCGTACCTAGAAACTGCAATAAATTTTTGATAATCTTCCATATTTAATTCTCCAATATAACTTTAATGTTTTTTATCTTTAGTCCGTCAATGTCGTGTATAAATTCTTCGACAGCTTCTTGTATTTCTTCACTAGGATCACCATCAGCAGGTACAGGGTAATCCTCTTCATCTAAATCTAATGTCAAAAATATTTTAACAACCATTACTCAACTCTATGCCCAAAGAAGTAAACAAATCTGGGGATGTTGTATCACCCTTTTTTACTTCTATTAGTTTATTTAAATACCACTGTGCTTTCTCTAAATCCTGCACACCGTTCTTGTATCGGTATCTCCAAAGATATTTCATAATATTACCCTGCAAATAATATTCGTATCCTTCACCTGTAGCTGATTTTATAGCTTCAATACACTCTACACCATATTTATTATAATGTGGTGGACTATTAACCATATCTTTATCTTTACAATTATCCATTTCCCATTTTGCCATACTATGCACTCCCATCTGTTTCGTTGTTAAAATTAAGTTTTATAATATTACCTTCTCTGCCTATTATCTTACCAGATTTTTTCTGTTGGTCAACATCTTTTTGTGCTATATCCCAAAGTTTATCTCTAAAAGAGTCATCTTCTTCTATCAAAACAGGAGTTGCCATTATCATACGTACAAAATTCATAAGAGAAAAATAGTCTACATCGTTTAAAGGATTAGTATCAAACGCATCAATACTCAAAAGAATACTACCTGTCCATCTATCCTTTTCAATCTCTGGTGATACACGTATACTAATCTCTTCATCTTTGTAGCTTAAAAAGTTTAAAGGTTCTCTGGTCATATCTTTTTGTTCCTAAATTGTATGAGAGTTGGATGAGTCTTTGTACCTCTTTTATTTAGCCACTTCTTTGGTATAACTCTGTTGCAATAAAGAAAATCATTCTTCTCACACCATTTACCGTAAGAGGTTTTAGATCCTTTTCTCAGCTTGTTGTTTTCATTTTCGAATACAAATCTAATGTCTAATTTAGGATGTTGTTTCTTTATTAAAAGATGCTTCCGTCTATCAGCTACAGTAAATCTGCCCTTAGTCTCTATTATAATACCGTTTGGCAATACAAAATCTGGTGTATACATACGATAAGCTAGGTCTTCCCATTCTATCTTCATACCCTCGTATATAAATGGAATGGAGAGTTCTTTCAACTCATCTGCGATCTTTACTTCAAGACCACTACGAAAACCTAGCCTACGTGCTAGATCATATTTTTTACTTCCGTACACTTACCACCAGACAGATGTGGATCTAACAGATGGAAAGGCTTTTAGACCAAGAGCTTTTAACTCATCATTAAGAGCTTCGTCTGCAGACTTTCTAGCATCCATTGCTATCTTCAAACCTTCGTACTTTCTCTCACGATAAGCTTTCTTCATCTCCATAAGTTGCTTTTCCATTTCACTAATTTCACTAGCCATTTCATCTAGTGTGGTGTTCGATTTATCATTCATGCTACATTCTCCTTTCCTATACTAACATATGAAACAATTTTAGGCTCTTTAGCTTTAGACAACAAGGAAGGTAACTCCTGCAAATTCTCCCAACATGAATTTTTATATCGACAGAAAGAACAGGTTATACTTAATATCCTATTGCCTGTAGCCTTACCTCTGAAGGTTTCTTCTACAGATTCGAAACATCTTTTAAAGACATTACTTTTTACTACATTGACGTTGGCTTCTAGCTTTTTAACTTCTGCATCTACGTCAATGCTACTTGCAGGTACGTACTTGAACTGACCATTAGCTTTATTTACAACCCACCAACCACCTGCTTTCTTGCCAGAAGCTTTAGCGTAACCTGCCAACTGTCCCACGTAACCAAAAGGATCTTCTTTGGCAAGAGTATCGTATGATTCAAACTTATTTCTATACGACCAATCTGAAGCAGACTTAATATCATCTACAGCATCATTTAATACTAAATCATACGTACCACTAACCTTCGTGTCGGCAACGTCTAATGAAACTTTGTCTGAGTTTTGGAAATCAATCTTAGCTTCTTTCATCAATCCCTTGAATACAGCTTCAACAATATCACCTAGCATCATATTCATAACGAATGTTGTAGGCAGAGGGTCAGCTTTCTCTGGACTATTCTTTTCAAACCAGAGTTGGCAAGATGGTCTGCCTACATTTGACATACGTAGTTGAAACTTTCTACGCTTTGTCTTTTTGCCAAACTGACGGTTCAAAGCTTCCCCTATGTCTTTCTTAATACCTGCAATGGTTTTAGCAGACATAGAGGTCTTTCCGTTGATAGCATCTTCCAAGTATTGATGCAGTGCCATTTCAGATGGATGTTTCATTCGAATGGTATCTCCTCTGTTTCGATAATCTCATCCACGATGTTTACGTCCATATCCTCTTTCTTACGAGAGGTTTCGTCCCAAGCACCAATGATGTAGTCGTTATAGTTATCAATCCACAACATAAAATCTGCAAAGGTTTGCTGATCTTCGTCAGATAGTTTTATTACATCTGTCAAGTTGACAGCAACAGATGGAAGATAAAAGCTGTTACCGTTGGGTAACTTTCTCTGCTCTGTAGCCACTTCAAATGTGTGCTGTGGTGGTAGCCTTTTCATCTTCGACAGCTTTACAAAACAGTTACCAAGAGTTTTGAAAGCATCTCTGTTTTCTACTTCCCATATGAAAGGTGTCGTACCTAAATCAGTAGGCACACCGTTTGAATCTACAGCATCTTTCATATCAATAGTGCCAAAGATAACACGCACTCTTTTAATCTGTTTTATAAGATCTTGTGTAGCTTGGTCAAGAGCCTTGAAGTCTTGAATGAACCCTGCAGGTTTACCACAGTTAAAGCCACCATCATTGTCCTTGAGGTCAACATTAAGATTGTCATTCATAACAGTCTTAATATATTTGTTTGGGGAATCGTTTGTACCCATGACAAATCGCTTGTACATATACCTCTGTACGAAAGGGCGAACCTTCGCTGTGGTGGAATAAAATGTTTCACCATCAGGGATGTCAAGTTTGTATGTGCCACCCTCGACAACCTCTACATTTACATTCTTTCCTTTCACTTCTTCCTGTCCCATGATAGGGGAATGATTGATGCGTAATCTTGCGAGTGTGCTTGCTTTTTGCTTTGTACCTGTGTCAGTAGCCATGCCCATAGCTTTAGCCATGACTGCATAGTTATCTGTGTCGATTGTGGTAATGTTTGTACTCATATATTATCTCCTTTTCAAATTAACGAATCTATAGTTATATCATAAGACATCTTTGGTGTCAAGCCAATTATCTCCTATTTTAGACTCTAACAATAAAGGTACATTAAAGTCTATATTGAAATGATTGTCAACTATATTTTTTAAGTTTTTATTAATATTTTGCATTACTTTTAATACAGCTTCTTTCTCATCAGGATGAATGTCTATGACGATGGAATCATGCACAGAATTTACGATACAACTCTGCATGTTTTCTAGCTTTTCACTGATCTTTATCAGCACCAGAGGAACAATGTCAGCCGTAGCAAAACTCTGTACAGGATAGTTCTTTATCTGCGTACCATACGTAACCTTACTCTTGCCTTTTCTCTCTACATCTGGAAAAGAAAACTCTCTTCCTGATGGTGTGCGTATCTTTAGTGTTTCAATAGCTTCGTTTGCAAGGTTCTCATGCCATGCTCCAATGCCCTCATACTTACCAGTAAACTGCTCGTAGTATTCAGCTTCTGCTGTAGTCCTACCATAGCCTGTAGCACCGTAGAGAGGTGCAAAGGTATGTGCTTTCGCTTCTTGTCTTGTTGTAGGCTGTCCTGCTTCTGATATAACTTTGGCTGTATATGCGTGTACATCTACACCGTTTGCTATCTCTCGCATGGCTGTCTTGTCTTGAGACAAAAACGTAGCAACTCTAAACTCTAGCTGTGCAAAATCAGACTCTAATATCTGTCCTTCTTGCCAACGAGACACAAACACTCGCTTCACAGGGAATGTGCCACCTCTAGGCATGTTCTGCATGTTAGGGTCTGCACCACTAAATCTGCCTGTAGAGGTGCGATGCTGTAGTAATCTAACGTGTAGCCTACCATCAAGCTTTACATGGTCTGCTATGCCCTCTACAAAGCTAGAGAGGTAGGTTTCTACAGCCGATAACCTGCGTATATTCTTCAGGAATCTTTCGGCTACAACGTCCCCTTGTCTCTTTGCTTTGTTCTCTAATGTTTCTATGTTTGCCTTATTGATTGTGAATCCACTGTGACTCACCCATCGTGCATTGCAAGGCTGTCTCTTTAGTCCTGCAATATCTTTCGATACCTGCTTGTATATAAATCCTTGACTGTCACATGTCGAACACTTTGACATCTTGGCATACGGCTTACCATCTTTACGAATCCGTTGCACAAACCCTTTGCCATCACAGGACTCACACCTAAATGCTTTCTTCTTATATATAGTCTCTGCTTTGTCACGAATCTTTTTGCTGAATGACTTATGCTCCATTCTATTGTGAAAGCAACTTGACCAATCATTCTTGTCTTTTGGTTTACGACTATATATAACCCAAGACAACTGCTCTGGACTATTGAGGTTGATAGGAATGTCCCCCATGAGTTCTCGCACCTGTACATTTAAATCATCTATAAGTTTCTTCTTCTCTGCTTCAAACTCTTGTTTAACTTCCTCTAGCTCAACATAGTTTACCATAAAACCGTTTCTATATATCTTACACAAGCAAACAGCCACCATATTGGTTAGGCTCACAGTGTTCATAAGTCCTGCATCTGCACCAGACAGCCTTTCGAAAAGTTTGTCTGCCAACTGATCTGTAGCACGTAAGTCGTAAGCCAGATACTCTGCTAATTCACTGTGAGGTATATCACGAACAGAATAATCTTTCTTAAAGTATTCTTTCAAAGTGTCTTGCTTCTTTGTGTCAAGCTCGTATCTTTCTGCACACATTTCCAGAGACAATGGTTTCTTTTGTCCTCTCTGTAGTACATAGTCACCCAACATAGTATCGAAGACTACTCCATCATACTTAAACCCTGACTCCCATAACCAGACAAGATCGTGTGCCACATTGTGACATACCAGAACAGTCGTGTTGTCTAGCATATCTTGAACTATGCCTGTGCCATTTGGTGTCGGCTCTGATTCGCTGTGGTCAAATGTAATTATCTTTTCACCGAAGTCTCCCTTCATACCCACCATCACAAGAGAGTTGTTCTTCTCAAATGGGTCAAGGTGCATCCGACCATTTCTTTTTGTTACTGTATTCTCTACATCTAATATTAATTTCATATTACCTCACACATAATTTTCGCTAGAATATATTTTAAATTTACTGTTCTTTGAACTTGCCCTATTTTTTATAGCTTTCATATTATCAGATACGGACACCCAACGCAAGTTATCTATAGCATAGTCTAACTTATCTTCATTTATATGATCTAGATTATAATTATCGAAAGGCAAATCATTGTACACAAAAGCCATGCCAAATATTCTGTGGCTATATATAGAACAACCTTGCCTGTCATCATCGTATAATCTATAGCAAGGGTATACAGCACGACTAAAACTAGGACGCAACACCTTGTCCGTATCATTGTTTACTAGATATGGAAAGTCCTCTCTGCCCTCATACTTTGGAAGTAGATGTGTACCACCAGTGGAATACACCGTGTACTTTCCTCTTCGTAATCTTTTTATAAAGTCAGAGGTTCTGTTTAAGTCTTTTCTTCTTTGCCCTTTATCCCCAAAGTAAATAGGAACATCAGATATATCCTTAATAGATTGGTCTATTTTAGTTTTCTCTGATAGAAATAAATCTAATTGGTTCATGCTGTGTACCTCGCTGTTTTGTAATCTAAATCACACACGATACGACCATGCCAACCTGATAACTTATTCTTAACTACATTGATATGTCGCAGTGTACTTTCTTCCCCACCATCGTCATTACCACTCTTGTTATTTACAGGAGCATCTTTCGCAATTAAAATCATCAAATCGGCTTCTGCCGCTTTTCCTGTACGACTGCCTTCCATCATAGCTTGGTTGAGTACAACCTTGCCTTCTGCTTCGGCAGACAACTGTGACATGTAGAATATGGCACACTTATGTTGCTTGGCAATCATACGAGCATGGACAGCATTTGCTTTGAGAGCTTCGTCTGTCCTAGCAAACCCACCAGTTTTGGCAAACTTATCGCCCATATCCAAGACAACTACGTCAGGCTGATACGACTTGCATACACTCTCAACCCAAGACATATCTTTACCAGTGGCATCACGTAGCTTGACATTCTTTTGGATGGGTGCATACAACTCTTTTGCTTTACTAGGGTTCTCTTTTATCTGGTACTTGTCCATACCAGTAGCCGAAGTGAGGTAGCGTAGACCCACACGATGACTGCCCTCTTCATTACAAAGCACAATGCATTTAGCACCCTGCCTTGCAAAACCATTTACTCCTGCAATCAAACTCGCATGAAAAGACGTTTTACCTGTGTTAGGTCTAGCACCCACTTCAATCAGGTGTCCATCGTTGACACCCTCAACGGCTCTAGTAAGTGATGGAATGTTAAATGCCCAACGTGCTTCCATATCATTCTTTTGTAACAAAGTGTCTACGTCCATATTATCCCACTCTATGTTGAGGTTAGGTGTGAAGTCATCACCATAGCTTTCTAAAATATTACGCAATGGCTCAAGATTACTCTGTGTACCATTCACATAATCAAATCCTAGATTCGCTATATCCTCGCCTACAACTTGTTGGAATAACTTTGACAAGACTTCCTGTGCTACGTCACTTCCTAGAGGTTGTTCTTGCTTTATCTTCTTAAACAAATCACTGTATGCACCTTTCTGTGCAGTAGTGAGTGTCGGATTATTTGCCATAAACAATGCTTCTATCTCGTCTGGTGTAACAGTTCTTTCGTAGTTGTACATTGCTTTATCTACGGCAGTCTTAATCTTTCGTACATCTTTACTAAACAATCTGTCTGGACATCTAGCACCTCTGTGTTCTTCGTAAAAGCTCCTGTCCATCAGACTTCTGACTAAACTTAATTCCATGATGTATCTCCTATCCTTGCTAAATTTTCCATGTCAACTTTATTTTGATACTTCAAGTCATCTGTCAAACGTAAAACTTTTACCTCGTCCACATGCCCTCTTAACTCTTTACTGAACGCTATTGTCTTCGGTAGTGCATCAGGGTCTAATGCTACAACCACTGTCGAAAACTGCGAGAGATACTTTTTGTGTGATTCGACAAGAGATGTACCCAACACAGCAACTCCCACAAATTCTCCCCTACCTACCACGCAAGCACTCACGCAGTCTTCAACAATTACAGCGACCTTACCACAACCAAACGAGTATGGCAAGCCACTATTCCCATATTTTTTCCATTTAGGTAAACTATTTCGCAAAGAACGTCCCACAGCATCTACAATATAGCCATTATCCATGATAGGAAATACAGCACGATTGTCCTTTACATCATAGTGTAATTCCCATTCGTCAATGCCATATCTCTCTGTGAATCTATTAACCTCACGCTGTCCACTGTACGGAACTACATACTCTGGCATTGAAAAGTCAGCATTGTCCAACTCTTTTACAGCATAGCCTAAAGACTTTTTAATATCTTCAGAGGTAAGCTGAACACGGACTCCACCAGATATAGAACACGAAACTTTGTAGCAATTCCATACGAGCTTACCCATATTATTTGTAGCTGTAAAAGTTTTGTAGCCATTACAGTTAGGACAATTCATACGCTTTGTTTCTCCATTACGTAAGTCTAACTGTAACACTAAACTGTATATATCATTTATCATAATGTATCACTTTCCGTGTCGGCATTTGAAATGCTTTTAACATGATTCGTTCTGGCTGTCAAAGCATTATTTGCACTCGTGTACGTATTTTTTATGTACGGCTGTACTGAACCAATGTTTGCGTGTCCTGTAACAGACATAATTTGACTAATATCTACACCTGCATCAACCATTTCGGTCACGCCTGTTCTTCTCAAGTCCATAAGTCGTAGCTCGTCAGACAGTCCTATTCTTCGCATGACTCGCCTTGCCAACATTCCGACCTCATACATACCATACGGCACGTAAATACCCTTAACAGGTCTTATTTTAGGGCATACATACTCTTGAAAGCCAAACTCTTCCTTTTGTTGCTTCAACATGGCAGTCAGTCCGTCTGAAATCGGAAGGAACACCACCGACCTACGTTTTGACTGCTCCAAATAGAGATGACTTCGATGTAAATCAATATTTGACCACTTTAGAGTCCTCATATCGCCAATTCTTTGACACCATTCGTATGCCATCTGCACTATGAGTCCAATGCTTCGGTATTTGAAGTCATCATAACAGAAGTCAAGCATTTTTTTGACATCTTCCTGTGTCCAGACCACTTTTCTCTTCTTTGGCAGTCGTTTTTTGACAGTTTTGTATGGATTAAAGGTTGTGTACTCCATATGTATGGCAAAATTGAACACGATTGATGCACAAGAGCAAACATGATTCGCTAACGTCACTCCTCTGTCCACCCATCTCTCATATGAAATCTTTGCATCTTTACTTGTAATTGCCATAAACTTTTTTGAGCCAGAGGACTCTCGTAAAACTTCCAGAAAGTATGTGTAGTCATGTTTAGAAGTATCTCGTAACATATTGAAATCATTAGATAAAAAGTAGCTGTCTATTAAATCAGACAAAGTGCTTGTTCTTTTTATGTTCTGTATTTGTTTCTTGTTTGTTCTAAACGCATCAATCGTTTTGTTAAAGTCTTTTGCCAAAGTTTTGACATTGAGAACGTCCGTCCCTAACTCCTTTCGACAGACAACTCCCTCGTCAACTAAATATTGTGGGGGATTGAATCTGTAGTGTGTCTTTCCATCTCCCAATACTCTTTTCTGTACATATCGCATAAATAAACCTACCTTTCCCATCTGTAAAATATATGTCTGTCAATTCTAGTCGTTCTCTTTTTTGTTTTTGCCCAAGATGGACGCACATAGGTTGCATGATAGTGCGTTGCTCCCTGTGTTACGTCCAGAACTATTTTCCCAGACAAAACTATTCGTGCATAATCCTGTGCTAGAAACCACGATTTACTGTCGTACTCTGGTTCGTCTTTTTTGCCATCGCAGTACCAACTAAAGCTACAGCGAAAAAGTATAGGTTTATTTGTTCCCTTGTGCGTAACAGCTTGCTT